AATATTATTCATAGTTCCACCACTGTTACCACCCGGAGCATTAGGACCTCCATCGTCATTCGTTCCTCCACCTGTCTGTGTATGACTATGAACTTGAGATCCACTACCACTAAATCCGTGAGTGTGGTCGTTTATGGTATGACTGTGTGATACCAGAGTTGCATCTGCACTACCACCTGTTGCACCTTGTGCATATGCAGATCCACGTCCAACAATAAATCTATCAACTAAATTAGGTGTGCCATTATTTCCATCACAAAGAGCAAAGTTAGATGGTACAGCGTTGTCAGCACCTGACCACATGATTATACCACCGATAGGTATAGTTCCATTACCAACAAATGAAGATGCAGTAGCAATACCAGTGGCATTTATATGACGTACCTCAAGGTCATCGTTGATATCAACTCTACTTGAGAATGTTGAAAAACCTGTGACTTCAAGTGTGTCAAATTGATATGCCTGTACTTCTCCTGATTTTGAAACTGGTCCAAAACGTTTCCAAGTGCTACCAGTTTTTACCCATCCAATATATCCACCAGCGTCGTGTGATGTCCTGAATAAAATGTTATCAACATTACTTGTTGGAGTGGCATTACCTCCCTGTATACCAACATAAACACTCTGTCCAATGTCGCCAGAACGATTTCCCTTGAGAAGTAAATCGATAATTTCTGTATCCCCATTAGATTGAAGTGATACATCTACTACTAAGTTGTCAAAGGTTGCATCAGCAGGGAGTCCTACTTCATCATTATCTACTCTTGAACTGTTGAGGAATTTGAGTGAATTTGATCCTGCTTCAATCTTAATACCACCAATATAGAAGTCACCGGCGTCATTCATACCAGAATAGACTACGAATCCACCTCTTGTTTGTAATGACTGAGCAATCAACTCCTCATCTTCAGACCTTACTCTATCCTGTACCTGTGGCATTGCAGTAGAGTAATTTCCGGGTCCGAATCCAACATACTCAAATGTATGTCCTGACGCTCTCAATATAGAATATCTTCTATTCTCTGTAGGTATAGGTTTGATCTTTCTTACCGATACTTCCTTTTCATGTGCTACTGCATTTGTGCCAAGCACACCTCTGATGACAGTTGTAATTGCAGTGTTTGAAATCATTACGATTTCATCCTCAATAATCAGGAAGTCTCCTCTCCTCAAAGCACCCTTGTTAGCAAGAGTTATACCTGTGGATGTTGAAGTAAGATCATTATTGATTTTGGTAGTATGACCACCGTATAATGGTATACCTCTTCCATGACCTCTTACTGAAATACCTGTCCCGTGGGCAGTCGCTACGCCAGTGAAAGCAGGAGCATTTGAAGTTATACCAATATTGACTGATAAAGAAGTACCATAACCTATTCTATCTGTAACAAAGTGAGTTCCATTATAAACTGATGCAAAGTCAGTAGCACCAGCAATAACAATTTGATCACCTCTTCTAAGTCCGACATCACCACTAAGAAATACTGTGGCAATTCCACTTATCGCATCGTGATTTATATTGATGACTCCAGTGGATATACCAACGTGATAAACATGTCCACCTGTACCTGAACCATCAGCAGTTCCATTGACTGTAAAAGTATTTTTATCTGTGACTTCCTTGATTCTATATAATCCGTCGTATGATTCACTCGAAACTCCCACTATCTCAACTACATCACCGACTTTATTGTCTATTGCAGAAACTCCGACAGTGCAATCCGTTCCGGGAGTGTGGAAGGGAACTCCTTTTACAGTAAGAGTATCATTTACACTGTAACCCGAACCGGGGTTTGATATTTCAACAGCACTTATCACGCTTCCAGCATTCACAGTCACATCAGCAGTTGCCCCTTCACCAGTACCACCTTCAAGTCTTACATTGAAATAGAACTCAGCATTACCACTATTAGTACCGTATTGTGCACCACCTGTGATACTCTGTATTCCAACAACACCATTGAATCCGTGATCCACTACAGTGTTTATAGTAAGTGTTCCTGCATTGGTTGCTGTAGTATCAATACTCTTTACAACACCTGTGTCTCTTAGGAATGAATTAAGACTTTCTTTGGTAATACTTCTTTCAGGATCGTTAGTTTCAACTTTACCTATCTCATCTCTGACTGCATAACTTACTGCTGCCTTTGGGTCATAGTTTCTGTTGTCAACATCCTCAAAGGGGACGATATCAGCAATATCCTGTCCAAAGTAATTTGTGGTTGTAGAGAATGGAGAAACTTCTGGTTGTGAGATATATCCACGTAATGTAAGATCATATTCACCGTCTTGCACTCCCTGCTTGTATTCCTGTATCTCATCTATAGAATGTATCTGATAACTAGCATTGAAGTCACGTTTTACGAAATAAGGACTGAAAGTTCTACCTGAACCAACTATACTCCTATCATGAAATGTATAAGGTGTTCCTGTAGTGATTGTTGTGATTCCACCGGGATTTGTATTCAATCCAACTCTAAATGTTGTATCATTTGGAATTGCAGATACTTCAAATATACCATTGAACCCACTGTCATCAGTTCCGGATGTATTATTTGAACTTCTTACTCTGTAAACTTGTACAATATGACCCACCTTCAAACCGTGAGGATGTTCTGCAGTTATAATACCTACATTACCTCCCCAAGAAGCATTAATAATGCTACCCTTCTGTCTTAGATTTGATGTTGATGTAAGAACATTATTATCATTCTGATAGTTAGTGTCATCAGGAACTGTAGACGATTCTGCAATACTAAATCCTGCGACTGGGGGTGATGCAAGACTCGAATCTTGAGATATAACGTACTTCAATCCATAATTCTTTTCTGATTCTTCACGCCTATCCAGCGATCTTTTTATGAATGATGTTCTAGTCTTTGGTGTAATATCACTTTGGTTTGCTGTAATAGCACTGGATAAAGTATTACCTGCACCGACGTTTACGTGCCACCCTGAACTATCAAATTGCACTGGGTGTCCTATATCACCTGCCTCTTTATCTGATACTTTTGATACTATACGGAGAATACCGCCTGAATTATTGATACCTGTGATCTCATTGCCAGCAATGGCATTGTTCAATGTTGTTGCTAATTGAATCTGATCAGCATTGAGTGATGCAGTTATAGCATAATAGACTCTATTATATTCTAATCCATCTGGTAGTGATCCATTCTCAGAATAAACCTTTATAGTTTCACCGTTGATAAACTTATGGTCAGACTGTAATGTAAAGGTGTTTCCAGTTATACTACTAATACCTGATGCTCTACCAACTAATATTTCTTTCTGACCTGACACTCTTTCATCAGGGTCAGTCTGAGGAACAGGCATGAGGATATCTGCTGCAAATACTGTATTACCAATACTTACATTAAGTTGATCTCCAACCTTTGCACCAAATCTGAACCCATTAAGTTCTACAGTTGGTTTATTATCTTTATTTTTGAACCCATCGAGATAAACCTTGACATCAGTTGATAAACCTGCGGTTACATCCACATCTAATGGTAAAAATCCTACTGAAGTTTCTTTTGCAAAGTTATGCTGTGGAGGATTTATTTCTCTTATAAATCCCTTATCATCCTTTAGAAATGCCTCAAATCTAAACTTATCTGCTTCTAACGATTTAGCACCAAAATTAGAGTTAGAGTTAGTGATTGACATATCACCACCACTAGTAGCATGGAAATGCTGTGCATAACCGATAGCAAATACTGATACTGCCTGAATTATACCATTATTACTTACTCTTACATGATAGTTTTGATAAGATGGTTTATGTTTAGCAAGACTATCTGTATGTAAACTTACTGATGATCCAAGTGCTGCTTGATCCTGCCACACACCTGTTGTAGCATTGTATTTGACGTAAGCGTTGTCATCTTTGTTGAGTGCAATACCAGTAAACTGTGCAACAACCATAGATTTGAATCCAGTTGCTTTACTGCCATCAGCATGTAGACCACATATACCAAATACAGATCTAATAGATACGTTGAAAATATATGGTGATGCAGATGAGACAGTATCACTTTCAATTTTTACAACTGCATTCAGCCCAGATAAGTTTGGTGTTGCTGTGCTTGTAGGTGTTTTTGGTACAATATAAGTGAAAGAAGTATCACTAAGAACCTGAGATACAATATAACTTCCATCGTAGTTTGAATCACCAACTCCATTTATTAATACTGGTGTCCCAACATCAAAATTATGATTAGTTGTAGTTATAACAGTAACAATAGGTGTTGCTGTTGAGTCTGTTGGATTTGCACCAGAATATATGTCATTGATAGAAATAGTTCCTACCTGTGATATAGCACCTACAATACGAGTTTCATCAACTGACTTCTCAAAATCTGTATTTGAAGGATATATTGGTACAGCACGACCACTGTTAGTACCATAAGCAAGTGTCAACTTATAATAATACATGTCAAGGTCAGTGTTACCCTGACCCGCAATAGTATTCACGCCATCAGCGTATTCAAAACATGTTAACTTATGATGAGAATAGTTTGGAGCATATACATTTGATGTATAATCTCTAAAAATTCTATCATTTGGATCAGCATCAAAGAAACTGAATCCATAGAAGAAACACGCACCTGTAACTTTGAATATCGATGTAGTGTCAATATTATCATTATCAGGTTGTGGAACAAATTTTGGTTTTATTTTTGTTTTTCTAAGATCTGATCCAACTAATGAAGTACCACGAGGTACTATAACACCACCACTGGCACTATTAAACTTATGTAATACGTTATTAGGGTCTTGAATATCAAAATTACTTCCAATTGATAACTGATCTATTGTTGCTGCAGTGCCATTCACATCAGTAAGTGAACCTGATGTGTTGATTTGTAATCCGGGTCTGTTATCAATATAATGTATACCGGGTGATACTAAGACTGTTGTTTTATCAAATCTATCGTTATTCTCTCCTACTTGATATGAAAATCTTGCTGCCTCAATTAACGCACGTTGAATAGTCTTAAAAGGTCTTGCTCTACTATTCCCTCTATTACTAATATCATCTGTTGCATCAAGTTCTTCAGGATTAACGTAAATTACATTACCTGTGACATTCTTGAGAAAATTTTCGAGTCTGCTTAACGGCATACCTATAAATACTACACTATCTCCTTCAACCTATTTATACTTAGTTATAGAGATGAAAATAGAATTTGAAAAACAATTTGGTAAAGGAGTAGATCCATGGTATGCAAAGGCAGAAAGATGGGTAAAGAAAAAATTCAAAAATCCATTCATTCAACATCTTGGATTAGGATTTATTGCATGGTTGAAAGAGAAATGGATAGAAGGTAAAATTGATATGGAGATGACTAGTGTAGATTCTCAAATAGAAAAACTACACGAGGATTGGGATGAAGAAGAAAGAAAACAATTTGCACCTGAATATACAGAGACTCCCTCTGAAGTAAGTGGATTGATGGATATGGAAATAAAAAATCCAGTAAAATGGGAGGACCTACCGTGATCTCTTTTTCTTTTTTGAATTCTTTTTTCGATTGAATTTGAAATTTTTATTACCTGTTACTGTTTGACACCGCCTTATATGAGAACCAAACTCGATTCTATTATTGCAAATATGTCCACATACAGGGCATATAATTTTGCTCATTCATAATTATGCAGCCAACTGCTCTGGTTCTGTCGCCCATGAAGCAGTCACACTGATTGGGTCTGCAGTTACAGTATAATAGGCATTTAGCGAACCACCGCCACTGTTTCTTATTATAACTTTCATTCCCCACTGTATCTCTTTTACATACAATTCCTGATATGTCCCTATAGGAGTCAATTGTACAGAAATTGTTTCTGGTTTGATATTACCCTGCCAATTTTCAGGTAGTTCTATAATTCCGTCAGTGTGGACTTTTCCACTTGTAGTGTAATGCATAATGAATTTTCTTTTTATTTATCTACTTAGAATTTGCCATTACCTTCATATTCAACAACCAATGAATTCACATCTTTTCTTTCACCATAGACATGAAAAAAACAATCTGTGTTACCAGATAAGATTATTTTTTCAGCGTCAAATTCCATGACAATAATTTTTTGAGTAGATCCGATTGGTTGCACCTGAACGGTAATACTATCTTCATGCACCAGATCTTTCCAGTAGGATGGCAATTCAATTGTGTTTGATTTTGTCAATCTACCTCGATAATATACACCATGTTCCGGACCTTCAAGACAAGCATGAGCAAGACGATATCCCTCTCCTTTAGTTGGATGTTCGATATCAAAGAGTTTAGTTGTACCAACAATTGATGAAGACCATGTTGCGTTTCCTGCAGACATGGTGCCATCTATTCTAAGATTACCAGTCACTTTCCCATCACCGTCAAGTGTGGTATCACCTTTCACAGATAATGCTTTAGATGAACCTACCATCCTTACATCA